GTACCCGCACCTGAACCTGTCGCAGTACGACGCTCGATACGTGCGCCGACACCAGTTTGCGTACCTGCACCCGAACCTGTGGCAGTACGCAAAGACACCAACAACCAAACACCCGTACCCGAACCCACACCCGAACCTGTAGCGGTACGGATATTGATAACCAAATCAACAGCAGTACCCGACCCGACACCCGAACCTGTAGCAGTACGCGACGGGATTTGCCCAAAGAAAGCACTACCCGAACCTTCACCTGAACCTGTAGCGGTTCGTAGCACAATACGTAAACCTGTCGAATCCATTGTGCCAACACCTGAACCTGTCGCAGTACGAACAGCAACAAGGATTCCTACCGCGGTAGCACTACCAACACCGTCACCTGTCGCCGTTCGGAACCTAACAATGTTCGCCGAAGAAGAAGCAGTACCGGAACCCGAAGCCGTAGCAGTAACAGTAAGAACCGCACGAACACCAAGATAGAAACGGCCACCGTTCCTAAACGGAAAACTGAAATCGGTTAACTGCCCTAACCGTATCTGAGCAGAACCAGAAGCAACCCCAGAAGTACCACCACCAGAACCCGTAGCAGTACGACCAACAACACGAAAATATGTGCCACGATAAAACGGGCGTGTATCAGAAAACGGTTCTGCGAAACCCGTAACTGCTGTTTGTGCCATAGGGTTTACCCCCTACGACTAATCGAGAGACAGCGTAAGCGAAGTGATTTGAAAAGTATCGCCAGCAGTAACAGCCGCAGACGACGACAAAGCACCAGTCCACAAAGCATTACCTGAAGTTGAGGCATCCCACAAAGACCAATGAGTGATCGTTTCTGTTGCCGCAACGTTAGTCCATTCAAGAGTCGCGTTAGTTGCGATAGAACCAGAAGACGCAGCCGCCCAAGCAGCAGACTTACGAGTTGCCTCAGTAGCCGCATTAGATGTCGCAGCCTCACCAGGATCACCAGTATGCAACTTCACATACACCGTAGCTGGCATAGTCCAAGCAGTTTTACCTGTGGTGTGTTCCAAAATTTTGTTTTCAGCGTAATTAGAAATAGACATAAAAACCTCTCACACGGACACTATACACCATACAAAAGTAGAGCCAGGCAGAAGGGGAACTGCCTGGCTCTACATTTATTAACTTACTTCAACTAGTGGGGTTTATGCGCCACCAAGCGAAGACGATGTGTTGAGAACACGGATAGCTGCCTGACGGAAAATTCCGTAGCCACCCAACCAGTACCAACCAATCGGATTGAAACGCATCAACGAATCAATTACTGGACCACGAACAACCTTCGGATATGCTCCGTTGCCGTCTGTGATCGAGTGAGCCTTCGCCAATGACTGACGACCCATGATAAGAGTTGAATAGAGATCAACTGTTGAAGCTGAACCACCAGTCAAATCCAATGGGGCGCGAGGAGTCTCAATGAAACGAACGGCCTCAAACGCACCGATTTCGCCATTGTAGATGTTCGCTGTGTCCACATAGTTATGCGGGTCACGCCACGATTGTGCGCCGGTTTCGCGGCGAAGATCGTACGAAACGTCTGGGTGAATGAAACCCATGTACATTCCGTTGAACGTCTGAGCCTTCGAACCACGCAACTGTGCTGTTGCCTTGCGAACGTCATTGGCTTCAATGATGTCCTCTGCTTGAACTGTTGCGTTCGTTGTTGGGGTTGTTGCACCGCCACCACCGTAAATCACGTTCGTTGCTTCCTTCAAAATGTTAGCGACAACAGTATCGATTGACGATCCTGCGTTGTAACCGATGAGGTTTGCTGCAACAGCATCAACGTCAAGGAACGAAGTTCCACGCAGTTTCGCTGTTGTGTTGATCGTGTTGCCGTACTCGGCAAGGGTGACAGTTACTTGGCTGTCTGCCATCGCTACTGCGGTGACATCAGTTGTTTCGCTGAGTGTTGATGTCGCATCTGCGAGTTCCGAGAAAATCGTGAACGCGACTGATGTTCCAGGCATTGACTGAGCGACAGGCTGTATGTCTGCTGCTGCGTCAAAAAGCATTTCTGAACGGAGTGCGAAATACGCAATCTGGTCAAACGCCGCCTGATCGACTGATAATGAACTTTGTTGTGTGTATGCCATGACCTTTGGGGTCTTTCTCCCCAAAGACTTGCTTTGAGGCTAGATGTTTTGTTGTTGATTAACCTGGGCCAGCAGTTGCATAACTTCGTCTTGAGATTTGGCGTTAAGGATTTTGGCGTTCCAATCCACTTCAGGTTCAACAGATTCACCGAAACTTTTTGCTTTCGAAACCCGATCCCAAGCTTTTTGTTCGGCTTGAATTTCGGTTTTCGGTTGCGTACCTGCGATGAGATTTGCTTCCTGTGCGGCTTGGCGGATTGCGTCTGCTGTCATTTCGCCGTCATACGCTTTAACGAAGTAGCGTGAAACCGGTGCGTTAAGATCAACGCCCGCTTCCACAAATGCCAACTTGCGTTGCGCGTCTGTAGCTTCTAACAGTTTGGCTTCCAGTTCTTTGTTCTTGGCTTCAAGATTTCGAAGCTGTTGACGTACTGGATTCCGTTCTACCTGGTCCTTTGCGTCTTCCTCAAACTCGTAGTTCGTATCTGACATGACCCACTCTTTCTGCCCACACTTGGACTAGAGGAGTCCAAATGGCTGCAATCTCACCCTGTTGTACACACCGAACTCGGGGGGTCCGACGGTTATCTTCAAAAGAAGATACTTGTGACTGTATCACCACTCTCGGTGGTTGTCAAGTGTTTAGATTATTCGGCTACACCCAAACCAGTTTGAACGGTACCGGATGTTTGGCCAGTTGTTTTAGCGAACGATCCGCCGCCACCGAACTCGGCTTTGCGGGTTGCTTGACGTTTCTTTAACCCTTGTTGCCCTGCGACATCGTAGCCAAGTGCGGCACCAACCTTTTGTTGCTGAGTCAAAGCCTGCTCACCAAACATTTCGGTGTACAAACCTTCTTGCAAACCCATCGCCGTGAACCCTGCTTCGGCTTCTTGTGCTGTGATCCCACGAGCAGCGATCTCCTCAGCAGTACCAGACAACAGTTGGATACGGCCCTGTTCTTTGGCTCGTGCCGCAATCTTCGCAGCCTCAGCTTGACGGGTCAAAATAGGTGCAGCTTTAGTTGGGTCAAGAAAGTAGGCGGCCAAACCTGCTTCGTTCACACCGTACAGTTCTTGCATCTGCCGTTTAACCTCAGGGTCAGCATCCTGTACAGCTCGGAAGCCTTGTTGCACACGTGTCTGTAGTTCTTGTGGTGACACGTCGCCTTCAAGTAGTGCAGTAAAATCTTCTGTCTGATCGTAGAAACCTGACGGTAAACCGTTTGATTGTAATAGTTGACGATAACTGTTTTCTAAAGCCAAATAGGATGCTGGGTCTAGTTCGGCTAAACCTTTTTTGGCTCGTGCAGCGTTAGCAGCAAACCGTTCCTTGTATGCGTCTTGTTCACGCAAAGAAAAAATGAGTGCGTCAGGGTTATTGATATCTACTTCGCCACGGGCATAAACGCCGTACAAAAAGTCGCTTAATTTTTTTGCGTCTTTTTCCTTAAAATAGGTTGCTAAAACTGCTCGAATAGTGTTTCTTGCATCTGCACGTGGTTCAAAACCGCCACCGCCACCACCGCCACCACCGCCGCCTTTGCCGTCGTCGCCAGTTTCCACACCGAAAGTAGCAACGTTGCGGGCTTTACCTTCAGCGATAAGTCTCTCCAACGCAGCCTGAGTATCCGCACCACCACCCAACGCACCCGATTGAAGTTGACGAATATAATCTGCTGTAGCAGCATCACCAGAAAAACCTGCTGCCTGATAAGCGGCAGCGTCAATAGCAGCAGACTGCTCGGCAGTAAACTGTCCACGACCCTGAGTGCCAGGATCAACAGTTACAGTTGCCCCTGGAACAGGCTGTCTAGGAACATAATCTGGTTGACCATTAGAATTAAAATTGATTGTTGCAAGGTCTTCCGGAGACAAACCTGCCAACCGAGGATCATCTGGGCGCATAGACATTATTGAACCTTTCCAAACGCACGAGCAATAGCCAACCCAATACTCGTAGCATCCTGATTAGCTTGCTTAGTAAACGAATACTTATACTTATCGTTAGTACGCAACTCAGTCTCCCACTCAGACATCGACAACACACGCGGCTGCCCATCCTTACGATAATTCAAAGCATCACTAAAATCTGTAGCAAAATTGATCGTGTTCGGGTCCAACTCCAAAAGTTTTGCAGCTTTCTCCTTATACGAAGCAGACAAATCCTCTAACGTCAAACCGGCATCAATCTGTTCCGACAAATGCCCATACGTTGCTTTCGCAGCAAGACGAGCTTGACGCACCAAATCATCTGTGCTTACAACACCCGATAATGCCTGTTCAATTTTAGAATCAGCAAACGGAGAAAAGTATTGTGTGCCGATATTTTTTATGGCCAAATAAGGTGTTGAAGCTCGCACCCCGTCAAGAGCAAGATCGTTAACATATTTGTTATCAACCTTTTTGAATAGTTCCGCATACGCCTGTTGTTTGAGGTTGTCACCGGTGTAACCAAACTGCATGGCCTTTGTTAAGAACTTGGCTAGATTGCCAGAGTTCCAACTAAAGTTACCGATAGCAGCCGACAACTCTCGACCTTTTTTGCTGGTTTCAAGTTCGCGGTAAAACGAAGTGCCAATGTAGCGTTTGTCAAATTCTGCATCTGTCATTATTTGTTTGCCGGTTTTTGGGTCAATCGCTTTAGAAAACAAAGTAAAAACATCCGCATATTTGGTGCGGTCAAGATCGGTGAACATCCAGTTGTATTGCGGATAGTTTTCTTTGAATATCGGCTCCCACGAAGTATCAGCCACAGCAGGGGCAACAGTTGTGCCAGTCTTCAATGCTTGTCGAGCAGTTTTACGGTTCTCCGGTGTATCAGACAGTTTAAGTTCGGCAAGTTTCGCATCAACTTCGCCTTTAGTAATAACAACCGTTTTTTTAACACCGTTTTCCCCACTTGTAGGTGCTGGTGGTTCCCCTGTAACTACTTCTGTTGGCGGAACAACCGGCGTTGACGACAACAAATTGGCTACTTGATCTGTTGTGTATCCAGGTTTGGCGGCAGTAGAAGTTGCAGTAACAACTGTTTGGCTTGTTAATCGGCTCAAAAATTCTGACGAAGTTCTTAACGCCTCTTGTGCGTTCGCCACATCTGTAGCAGAAGCATTATTTTTACCAAACGCACGTAATGTTTGTGTTAAAAGGCTTTCCCTGTTTTTAACAATTTTTTCAGCATCTTTTATTTGTTGAACTTTAATTGATTCTTCTGTTTCTGTAACTGTTCTTTTTTTCTTAAGTTCTTTTTCTAAACGGTCACGTTCGGTTCGAGCTTGATCCAAAGTAAATGTTCTGCCATCAGGCAAAGTAACCGATTGCAAACCGTTCTTAACAGCATCTTTAAGTATTTCAAAATCGTCTTTAGCAGCCATTACGCCCCCAACGCCTTAATACGGGCATCCATGATTGAAGCCAAATTGCCGGTAGCAAAACTTTGTGCCTCAGGTTGAAACTGTTGAAGAATCTGCTGCTCAGCAACAGTCGAAGGCGAAGCCGCCGAAGTAAACACACCACCAGCAGCCTGCTTCTGTGCCTCAGCAATCTGCATCTGCTGATATGTTGAAGCAAACTTTTGTGCCGTCGCATCATCAATTTCGTAACCCAACAAATCTGTTGACGCTTTACGGAACACAACTTTAAGATCATCCGGTGAAGTAACCCGAACAGACGGAGCTTTTTTACCTGAACTTTGAACCTGTGGGGTGCCTTCAAGAATTTGGAAAGCAGTCTTATATGTGACACCGTTAGCGTTCGCAACATTGTTTAAGAACTCTGCCATCGCGCTACGGTCAACCGAATCAACCCTGTTCGTACTCGGTTTTGAGTTGCCGTAGTAGCCGCGTGTTTGTAGCAGGTTTGTGTAATACTTGTATTGGGTTGGGTCTTTAATAAGTTCCAACAAAATCGTGTTTGCATCAGTTAACGCATTAAGGTCATATTGTGGGCGGGTAACGATACCGTTCTCGTCAACCAACAACGGGCCTCGATAAACAGTTCTACGACCAGCACCACCACCGCCGGCAGTTTCAAAATCTTTCGGATCAACAGCGATACCTTGCGCCGAGCCTTTAACTATGCGCGACGGATATCCGTAACCCGACAAATAGTTTGTACCACCCTGCTGACCGGCAGAACCAAAAAAAGCCAACAATTCTTCCTGGGTCATCTCCGTAACTTTTTTGTCGCCAGTAGCGGTCTGTGTATCTTTATCGTCTGCAGCCATCAGTCCTCAACCTCATACGAAAGGAATCGTTGCCACACACGACCAAACTCAGGGTTCTCTAAAATAAGCATTTCGCCCATACTAGCCAAC